AAAATTGCGAGAGCTGGCTACAGAGCTTGATGAGCTTGTCTGGTTGCCTGAATTTGGGGTTGGGTTTTTCCCGGTAAAAGAACAACCTTACGATGTTGAATACTGGCAAAAATACAGAGAAATGGACCAGTTCCCGTCAGGCGAGTATTTGACTGATTTTAGAATTGAGTTTACTCAAATTACCGATCCAAGTTCAATGGTTGATGTTGGCATAGGCGGAGGCAGGTTTTGCGAGGATATGGATTGCGCGGGGTTTGACATAAACCCAAAGGCAATTGGTTGGCTAAAAAATGAAAAACGTTGGCACAATCTGTTGATGAGCACTAAGCCTGTTGATTATTTGACTTTCTGGGATTCGCTTGAGCACATACATGACCCAGAGACAATTTTATCTAGGGTCAAAAATAGTGTTTTTGTTTCAATGCCGATTTATGAAAACGCGGAGCACATTTTAAGAAGCAAGCATTTTCGCAAAGATGAGCATTGTTGGTATTTCACGGACAATGGTTTAAAATGGTTTATGCGTTTGTTTGGCTTTGAATGCGAGAGACAAAGCACAGGTGAGCAGTTGTACCGAGAGGATATTCAGACCTATCATTTTAGGCGGTTAAATGGTTAAGAGAATTCAACGCGCAGAGCCAACATCCGAGCCAGTCACGCTGGCCGAGGCTAGGGATCATTTGCGGTTAGACACATTCGGGAGCCCAGCTACACACCCAGAGGATGATTTAATTTCGCTTTACATTTCGGCGGCTCGTCAGTTCTGTGAGGACTACTTGGGGCATTCAATCGCTTATCGAACTTCGGTGATTTATTTTGACCGTTTGAAAGACAAATTTATTGACTTAGGGGAGTGGCCGGTATCAAGCGTTGATCTGTTTGAGTATGTTGATTCTGCCGGTTCTGAGCAAACTTTGGTGTCCTCGGCTTATGTATTAGATTCAGCAAGCGCTCCGGCGCGTGTGTACTCGGTCGGTGATTGGCCAAGCGTTAAAACAAGCGTTCCAAACGTTGCCACTTTGACCGTTACTGCTGGATATACCGACGGTGAAAGCCCAAATACATTCCCGCTTCCAAAAAGCATCAAGAACGCCATTTTGTTGATGGTTGGGCATCTATACGAAAACCGTCAACAAGTAGGCCAAAAAATGGACTCGTTACCGTATGGCGTTGAGGATTTGCTGAATTTGCACAGGACAAACAGGGGGATTTGATGAAGAAAAGAACGATAAAAATCGGTTACACATGCTGCAACCGGTGCGAGGCAACACATAGAAATTTATTTTTTGCGAGAATTCATTATTTATGGATTGTCTTTAAATATAAAACCATTGGTTTACTTGTATGAACATAGGCCGCCTAGACAAGCGCGTAACAATTCAGAGCAGGACTACCACCAAAGACGTGTACGGCCAACCGCTTGAAACATGGTCGGACATAGCCACGGTCTGGGCTTCGATTCAATACATTGGCGGCCGTGAAAAACTTAGATCAGGTGTTGTTGATGCTAACTTAGATGTGACGGTTGCGGTTCGTTATTATGAGCAGTTAACCCCACCCAAAGATTCTGACGGCTGGCGGATTGTTTACGTTGCCAGAGAGGGAACAAGGTATTTATCAATCTTGGGTTCAAGAGACTTGCAAGAAGAGCGCCGATTTATCGTTTTTGATTGCAAAGACGGAAGCGAGGTGCAATCTTGAGCGAAGTAAAAATTGAGGGACTTGCTGAACTTGACCGACAGTTAAAAAAACTTACCGGGGCGGTTGAGGGGAAAATTGTTAGGGCTGGTTTGAATGCGGCAAACAGAATTATTAGAGATGCGGCAAAAAATCTTGCACCTGTTGATGATGGCGACCTTAAGAAGTCAATTCGTGTTTCTAGTAGGGTTGATAAAAGGCAGGGTAAAATTACATCAAAAGTTGTAGCTGGAAACAAAAAAGTTTATTACGCTCATTTTATCGAATACGGTACAGCAAGTTATTACACAGGTTCAGGAGACAGCAAGCGATCTGAGTATAAGATTAAACCAGAAAAAAGAGGGGCCCTAGGGTTTGGTTCGGTGATTGTTGAATCTGTTTCTCACCCTGGGGTAAGACCTCAACCATTTATGCGTCCAGCATTTGATCAGAATGTAACCAAAGCATTAGAAGAATTTGGAAAAACGATAAGAAAAAGAATTGATAAAGAATTTTCAAAGAAGGTGACTAAATGAACCCTGAGATCATCATTGCCACCTGGCTTCAAGATGCAACGGTTTCAGCGGTGATTGGGGATCGCTACGCATCCCCTTATTTGCCTTCAAACTCTGAGTTCCCCGCGCTTGTTTACAATTTGGTTGATGCAACACCGCAGCCATTTGTAGCGGCGCAAGGCGAACGAGAATTGGCGCAATGTAGAATGCAATTTAACCCAATTGCGACAAGCATTGGCGGGGTAAAGCAGATCGCAGAAGTTTTAAGATCATTGTTTGATTTTAAGCACCATCAAACAATAGCCGGGAAACTTGTTGTTTCTATGCGGTTAATTGATGCTGGGCCAATGGAAAAAGATTCCGAATCGGGCTTGTTTATGCAACGTTTTGATTATAGAATGTTTTGGTACGAAACCTAATAGCTATGGGGTAAAAAATGACTGTTTACACTTCCGCAGGATCAACTCTTCGGGTTACTGCATCCGCTCCAGCAACGTTTGACGAATCTGGATATGACACCTTGTTTACTTCTTCACCTTTGCCTTCGCTAGTTGGCGAAATTGAAAATTATGGCGAATTTGGCCGAGAGTTCAATTTAGTCACATTTAACCCGGTCGATACCCGTGGGACTAAAAAGCTAAAAGGCTCATTTAACGAGGGCTCAATTGCTCTAACTGTTGGCCTTGACACCGACGATGCTGGTCAGATCCTAATAAAAACCGCCTCTGATAGTGATGATGATTATTATTTCATGGTCACAACCCAAAAAGGTGACCGTTATTTTTTCGCCGCAAAAGTGATGATGTTTAAAAACGTTGTCGCCGGTGTTGATGACATTACTCGGGCAAACATTACTCTTGAGATCACTACTAACGATGCTGGCGTTGGCATTGTAGAATCATTGGCCGCATAAGGCCGTAAACTAGCACTTTCCTTGACTCTGGCCGATCCTCGCAACGGCTGGGGTCTTGGTTGGTGCATAAATTGCGAGGTTATAATGGAAAACGTTAAGAAAATTGAAGAATCAAAAGAAGTGTCAATAAAAAATGAATTTGAAGAGTTTTTTCTTTCTGAAACAGCCGTTTTAGAAGTTGAAACCCCCACGGGTAAGCCGCTTTTAAGAAACGGCCAGCCGGTAAGAATTCACGTTTATGCCCCAGGCTCTTCTGAGTACGAAAAAGCAAAGGCTGCTCTTGATTCAGCAGCAACGCGCAAGGTCTTAGCAGCATTGGGTAAAAATGGGAAAAAAGAAGAGTCTGATGACAAGCAGGCTGATGTTAATTTCTTGGTTTCAGTTACCAAAGAAATTGAAAATTTCCCATATCCAAACGGATCCCGTGGTGTTTATTCTGAGCCAAGGCTTATTTATATCAATAAACAAGTCCAATCGTTCTTGGGGGACATGTCAAATTTTTTTGGCGGTGCTCAACAAGATTAAGCGATTATGCCAAGCAATTGGCTTGGTATAGCGTAACCCCAGAAAAAAGGACAAAATCCCGCCTTGATGATTTGCGAGATAGAGGCGGGGTGCCTGATCTGCCTGATATTGATGACCTAGAGTATTTGGTTAAGGTTTTAGAGCGTTGTGGGGTTTGCAAGTCTGGTTTTAATGGTGTTGAGCCGCTTAACTCATTTGATGTCATGGAGTGGCAACGCGGCACAAAATACCCTCTTTCTGGGTGGGAATTTCAAGCTATCATTGATGCGTCTCGTGCTTATTGCTCTCAGTATCATCAATCAAAAGACCCTTTAACACCCGCGCCGTATCGCAGTAAAATTGACTTTAATCGGTCGGTTATATCTGATAAACTTACATCAGCGTTTAGATCGCGGATAAAGTCTGATCGGGAAAAGGCAACCAAATGACCACAGTCGCACAGCTTACTATTCAAATGGCCGCAGATGTAGCGCGGATTAAAAAAGACATGGATAGGGCGCAATCGACTGTAAAAGGGTCAATGCAGAAAATTCAAAAGTCGGCGGCGGTGGCGGCTAAATCCTTGGGCGCAATTGGCCTTGCCTTGGGGGCTCGGGAGCTTGTCGGCTTAGTTACCGGCTTAGGTGATGTTGGTCGTGAGCTTACTAAGTTAAGTAGATTGAGCGGCACTTCTGTTGACAGATTCCAGGAAATTGCATTTGCCGCAAAAACATTTGGAATTGAGCAAGAAAAGCTCGGGGACATTCTAAAAGACACCCAAGACAAAGTGGGCGATTTTTTGGCTACCGGCGCAGGCGGGATGGCTGATTTTTTTGAAAATATTGCCCCTCGCGTTGGCGTAACGGCTGAAAATTTCAGAAAGTTAAATGGCGCGGACGCATTACAGCTTTACATCACAAGCTTAGAAAAAGCCAATTTATCTCAAGCAGAAATGACCTTTTATATGGAGGCCATTGCCAGCGATTCGAGCGCATTGATCCCGCTATTTGCCGACAACGGCAAGGCTTTGAAAGAGCTGTCAAAAGAGGCTGACCGTTTGGGCATTGTGCTCGACAAGTCGGCACTTGAAAAGGCCAAGAAGCTAGATATTGAAATGCGTAAATTTGAGGCCACGACTGAGGGGCTGTCGCGCTCAGTTGCTATGGCTTTGATTCCCGCCATGTCATCAATTGCGCAAGTGTCTCAAGACATCATCAGGGAGTTGCCCAGATTGGTCGATGAGTTCAAGCCTTTTATGGTTGGTGGTGCGGTGGTTGCTGGGCTTTATACGTTGCCAACGATCATCAACTCGATTGCGCTTGCAATTTCAAGTCGATTAATTCCATCATTGGTTTTATTGGCACCTTACGTCGCTGTCTTTAGCGCGTTGACTTTGGCTGCGGGTGCGGCCATCAAGGTGTTGAACGCCCAATCCGAGGCATTGAAAGATGCTGATTCTACGGCGCGGCGTGTTGTTAACCTTCAGAAAGAAATCGAGAAAGCGCAGGCTTTGATTGATGCCGGGCAAGGTTCGTCTGTCACCGTTGAGCGCTTGAAAACTATGAAGGCTCAATTAGTTGAGGCCGAAAGTGCGCTGGAAGCATTCAATCAATCCAAGCAAGTGGCGCAGGTTCAAGACCAGCAGAATATCGAGCAACAAACGACCATCATTCAAAACGCCAAAGACCGCGAGAAAGCCGAAAAAAAACTTGAAAAGGCATTAAAAGAAAAGCAAAAAGTAGAACAGAAAGCGCTTGAGCAGGCCATTGATGTGATCAACGCTGAGCTTGACCAAGTAGACGCAATCCAGGAGCAAATTAAGCAGATCACCGAGCAAACGCAAGCCATAGGACTTAATGAGCAACAGCTACGCAATTTGGAGCTTGCAAAAATTGATGATGTTATTGCTACAAAAGAACAGCGCATTGCGGCCATTTCATTTGGCGATGCAAACGATGAGCTAATTAAAGCGTATAAAAAACAGATTGCCGCGCTTGAAGACCTTAAAAAAGCAAAGAAAACCCAATTTGAAAAGCAAGAAGTCCAAAAAGTCATTGATGCAAATAAAGAAATTGCCGAACAGTTTGAAAACGATCTAATT